ACCAGGAGGAGGGGACCGACGACGGACAGGCCCGCCGTGGCGAGGTCGCCCATCGTGTTCGCGATGGCGCGGACCTTATTCTCTGCGAGGAGCGTCTCCTGCGTCGTCTTCGTAAGCGTCTCGAGGTAGTCACCGAGACGTTGACCGGACTGAGCCCGGATATCGGCTTCGGTTCTAGCGGCCTCAGTCATGCTTCCTGTAGCCACGGCAAGGTCAAGCGTCGCAGTTCGTTGAAGCTCAAGCTCCTGGCGGACGTAGGCGTGCGCCGTTCCCATCACGCGCGCGGCTTCGGCGTCCGCCTCCATCTCGGCGCTGAGATGCATGATGACCGGGACCGCTAGGAGCGCCGCCGCCGCAAGGGCCCCAACGGCAGGCGCTGCGAATGAGCCGAGACTTCCCGCGGCGACCTCGCCCACGTCCGCGAGATCCGCGATGCCCTGCCCCACCGACCCGAGGCCGGGGGCCAGCATGTCGAGGGCGCCGGCAAGCTTGCCGGCCCCGCTACCGACGTGCCCGAAGCGGTCGCCCAGCTCCTTACCCGCCTCGCTCGCCTTGCGCGTGGCCTCCTCGGCTTGCTTCATCGACGCACGGGTAGCCTTCGCAGCCGATGCCGCGGCCTTCTCGGCGCGCTTGTAGCCGCGGTCCAGCTCCGCCACCATGAGGCGCGCTTGCTCTGCCGTAATGCCAGGAATGCTCTCGAGCTGGCGCCGGAGGTCGCCGATGTCGGCGGATACGGTCAGGTTTACATCTGCCACGGCTAGCCTCCCTTACGTTTCACCGCGTCCCTTATCGCGCTTGACCCTTCGCGTTTCAGCTTCGCGCCGAGGGCCTTCCCCGGCTTGATGACCAGCTCTTGCCAGAGGTTGCGCCCGTCGCTGGCCTTCGGGTTGGGGTAGCGTTTCACGAGCCCGACGGGGCGCCCCTCGGAGAACCTCACGCCGTCGCGCGTCCACTGCTCGGGCAGCTGGCCCGTCTTCCGGTACTGCTTCATCGCCGCGGCGTATTCGTCGTTTGTCGCGAGGCGGCTCTTCGTGGAGTTCGCGCCAGGGCGACGGACTACATACGTCCGCTTCGTGGCCTCGGGGAGCACCACGACGGAGAGCTTGTCGGGCGTGAGACGGAGTTCATCCTCGATCTTGCCCGTCTCCCCGGTGCGACGATCGACTTGCGTGTACCACGTGCTCTCCGAGCTGGTCACGATGGTCTCGCCGATAGCGGAGAGCTGGTCGCGCACCTCTGCATAGACCGTGTCGACCACGCGCTGAAGGTGCGTCTCTAGCGTGCCCGAGAGCTGCGCGGTCACGTTCCCGTGCTTGACCTTGACCTGCATCACAACCCCCAGAAGGCGCGCGCCGCTGGGTCTACCGTATCATTCTCACGTGGCTGGAACGTCCGCTTGCGCTTCTTCGGGGCCGGCTGGCGCGCACGGTACCACCCGAGGACGCGCTCCTGCGTCTCGAGGGGCCACGACCAGAACGCGTCGGGGTCACCGCACCATGTGAGCCCGATCTCCATCGCTACGGCGTCGAGGGCTCCGTCTGCGGAGCGGTAAAACCCTCGGCACGCGCGACGGCTTCCTCGGTGGGGACCTCGACGCAGAGCGCCAGGGCCTTCTGCCCCGCCTCGTAGATGTCGCCCTCGGGGATGCCCAGCGCCATGAGCTCGTCGAAAACCTCGCCGCCGTAGGGGAGGGGCTGGTAGGTGTACTTGGCCTTGAGCGGCTTGCCGCCCCAGCACACGCCCAGGGCGGCGCACAGACCGCGCAGAGGGGAGGTGGACATCGCGACGGCGACCTCGCGCCGGACCATCGAGGAAGGCGGCGCACGAAGCGAGACAGAGTGGGCACCGAGCTGAACGACGACGGACATGGAACCTCCGGATAGTAGAACGCCCCCCAGCCATAGCCGAGGGGCGTCTTACTTGCACGCCGCGCAACCCGTCAGGTTGCGACCACCGTACCGTAGACCGTGAAATTGATCGTGTAGGAGTTGGGGTCGCCCTCCGCCACGTCCACCGAGTCGATACGCACGTCACCGAGGGTCAGGACGTGGTCCGCCGCGTCCCCGAAGTTCGTCCCCTCGACCGTCCAAACGAGGGTCTTGTAGGTCTTGACGTCGCTTCCGGCGATGGACTGCACGCCGACGGCGAATGGACCCGACCACGTGGCGAGCGCCCACAGGGTCTTTTCAGCCGACCGAATGTCCGTGAAGTGCGCGGTGAACGACCCGCTCGGGAAGAGGCGGTTCGTCTTGCGGAGCGTGCCGAGCTCGCCGCGGTCCAGGTACGTCGTGACCTCGGTGTTTCCCTCATTGGAGCCGGACAGGCTGAAGTCGCCCGCCTCATACTGCACAGTGAGGCTGATCGGGGTGGGCGTGGTGGCGTCGGAGACGACCAGGAGGCCGTCCCGGAAGTTCTTCACGACAGAGGAAATCGCCATGATGTTAGCTCCTTAGCTGATGGGGAGGGCGTGGAGGACGAGGAAGGTCGCCGACCCGAGGAACCACTCCCCGCTATCGGTCACCTCCGATGTAACCGTCTGAAGCTGAACCTTGAGCTCACCCGGCCACGTAGCGTTGTACGCCTCGCAGGCCGCGATGACCTCCTGCCCAGCGGCCTCGCCCTCGTCGCGGGAGAGCGTCTGGTCCTTCATCCGGATCGAGTAAGCCCAACGCACCACGATGGATGTCTCCACGAGGAGGCCCTGCCCAGGGCGACCGCGGTAGCCGTTCCCGGTGCCGCCCATGCGATTGTTCGTGTCGCCGAGCCCGACGGCGTAAAGCTTGCCGGTGCCCATTAGGCCCTGCACGTCACGTCCGAAGACGTCCGCGGCGAAGCGGGAACGCGTCCAGCCCGAGAGCGCCCCAACCTGAGCGTCGAAGGCAGCGCGAACCTCTGCGCGCGTCTTCACGAACGGATCCCGCGATACCCAAGCGGGTACTGCCCACCCGTGGAGTTGAGCCAGAGCGTCGGGCTACCCGAGTTTCGGCGGTCCACGTTCACGACGTTCTCGTCGGTCGTGTCGTAGTGGAACGTGAGCTGCTGCCACGCGTTCTCGTAGGCCTGCCCGTAGGAGTCCGCGAGCTGCTGATAGCGCGAGGTATCGCCCGCCGACGTGGCGTAGTCCTGCCACACCAGATGAAGCGTCAGGCAGACGTGCGCCTCGCGGAACGCCGCGGGGGACATCACCAAGTAGGGTCTCTTGCCCCCACTGATGAGGCGGTTCTCAATCATACAGAACGCCTCGTCCAGATAGTCCTGGTACGAGGTCACGCCCGCCTCGCGGAGCTGCCCCAGGTCGCGGTGGCGACGGAGCAGATCGATATCCGCGATGACAGGGTAGAGGCGGCGACGGACGAGAGCGCCGTCGCGCCGGAAGACGTGCGCGACGCCATCCGGCATTAGGAGGTTCCACTCCACCAGCCATCCGTCTTCCAATACGAGCGACCCGATGGACACGGCGGGGATCGTGTAGGTGGCCACGCTCCCAACGATGGTGACCACGGCGGCGTTGACCACCGCGGCCTGGTCGGCCTTGTAGACGGACACAGTGCCCGACACCGGAGCGACAAGCGCACCGTTCCGGTAGACCGGAGCGGTGATCTTGTTGTCGCGTCCGCGCTCGATGAACTCCGGAATGGAGAACCGCGGCGCGTATTCCGTGTCGGACGACGACATTAGGTGGCGCCCTTCATCGCGACCCAGGCGCCCGAGATGCGCGCATAGATCGCCTGGTCGGCGTTCGCGCCATCGGTGCGGAGGTAGATGCTACCATTCGGCTCGGTGGCCGAAGGAACACCAGCGCCCGAGGTAACGGTCGGGGCCGCGGACGGAAGGTCAGCGGGGAGCGCCTTGACGATGTAGCCGACGGCGGCCACGCCCGAGCGCATGTTCTGGGAAGTCTTGACTGCCATCGGGGGCTCCGATGCTAGCGGGGGCTAGCGGCTGTTCTTGGTGTCGTGCTTCTGCGCCTGTTCCTTCGCCTTCTTCTCAGCGAGCTCGGGGCGCATACCGTTCTTGACGAGAGTCGCGGCGAACCGCTCCTTCGCGTCCCTGATATCCTTTCGCTCGCTCATGCGCGCCCCTTGCGCGACTGCGCGGTCGGCACCTTAGCGGAGTCCATCTGCGCGAGGAGGGCCTTGTCGGCCTCCAGGCGGCGCGCGGCTTCGGGGTCGTTAGCGGCACGCTTGGAGTTCTCGGCGACGCGGAAACGCTGGCGTTCCTTGATCGCGTCAGTCGTGTAGGGGTCGGGGGCGCGGACCACACCCGACGAGACAAGACCCCGGAGGAACTCCCGGTAGCCTGTCTCGTCGGGCGTGATGACCACCTGCCCCGCCACCATGCGCGGGGTTTCCCACCGCGACAGGCGCACCGGACCCCGCACCCCATCGTACTCGACGACGTACCCGCCCTCGATGACGTCCCACGGAATGACGGTCCAGTGCTCTCGACGAAGCTTGGTCTCCGCCCCTGACGTGTCGCCGTCCTTGTCGACGGCGTTCACCCCGGGGGTGGCCCGCAGCTGAGCGAGCACCGGCAGCCACTCTCCGTCGATACATTGCCAGCGCGCCGGATGCCATATGTACCACCACTGCGCGCTCGTCGGGAGGTTGAGCTTGGGAGCTCCTCCCGCCGTCTGCGTAGCGGGACGACCCGCGAAGGTCGGTCCGGCGGCGTTGGTTGTGTCGGTGAAGGTGACTGCCACAGTGCTCTCCTAGCTAAAGGATGACGCTCACGCGTCGGTAATGATCGACACGCCCATGCTGTCCTGGAGCTTGCCGATGCCGAGGTAGTAGCTGGCGAGGATCGAGGTGGTCCCGCCGCCGACGATGCGATCGAACTCGACCACGACCGGGGTGCCCGCCGGGGTCACCACGCCGCCAGCGCCGACGATGGGGAACGGGGAGCCTTCGACGTAGCCGACGGCACCGCGCCCGAACATCGCGCCAGCGCGGTCTGCACCAGCGTTCGCGGTGGGGACCTTCGAGGAGACGAAGATGTCCACACCGTTGAACATGCCGGCGAAGCCCTGGCCCTTGATGTTCAGCATGTCCTGCGTGGCCATGACGAACTGCGTCGCGCCGTACTCCGCGCGGAGGCTCGACTGGAAGTCGGCGAGCTGGCGGGGGTGAAGGATGGCGATGTAGGGACCCGGCACGCTGGCGAGCGTGAGGGCGAACTGTGCGGAGTAGAAGTCATCCACGCTCATGTCGACGCCCGAGACGCCGGCAGTCGTCGTGAAGCCGTCCGTGACGTCGCAGAGCGCGTTCTGGAAGGCCATGACCGTGCTACCGACCATGCTCTCCGCGAGGCGCTGCGCGTTCAGCCCGATCGAGTCGGTGAGGCCGGCGAGGTCCGTGAAGTCGTAGCGGAGCGCGAAGCGCCCGATCGTGAGCGTGGCCGCGGTGGACGTAAGCGTGGTGTTCGCCACGACCGCGCCGTCGGCAGCGGAGCTGAGGAGGTCCGACCCGTCGAGACCGACGATGGGGACCTGAAGCGCCGCGGAGCCACGGCCCGCCATGTTGCCGAAGTTGATGAGGCTCGAGTGATTGTGCAGGCTCGCGCGGTCGGCGAGCTTCAGCACGATCTCCTGAGCGAGGACAGCGGCAACGCGGGCGTTGCCGGAGAGAGTCGAGTATTCGGTGAGAGCCATTGTGGCGTACCTCGATGATGATGGTTGGTCGTCATCCCGGCGTCGCTGATACGGGGCTCGACCCGACGGGTACGCGTAGCCTACCGCATTTGTAGGCTACGCGCACGCGTCCAGCTGCTAGCGGTCCAGCCCGAGGATCGCCGCGCGAGCAGCCTTGTACTCGGCGGGGCTCATGCGAGAGATCGCCTCGGGCGAGTACTGCGACGGGGCTCCCTTCGGGGCGTTCGTCGCGCCAGCGTTTGCCGCGGGAGGAGGCGGCGCCGGTGGAGCGGAAGGCGCGGGAGGCGTTCCGCCCTCGGGCATGTACGCGCGCACTGCCTTCGGGAGCTTGTCGCCCGCAAGCCACTCACCGAGAGGAGGACGGCCCTCCGCTGGGAGGCGGTCGTACGCCATACGCACGAAGTCCATGCCCTCCTGGTCGGTGATGCCGCGGGAGAAGAGCTCGCGCTCCGTCTCCCACTGCGTGCGCGCCTGAGAGAACTTGGTCTCCCACTCGGCGGCGGTCGCCTTGTAGGTGTCCGCCTGCTTCACGAGCTCGGCCTGCTGCTCGTAGCGGCTCTGGAGCTCGGCGTAGCTCTCGCGCAACTGCTTGCGCTCAGCGGACAGGGCGCGGATTCGTTCCTCGGCACGCGAGGTGCCGACATCGTCGGGGGTCACGGTCTCGTCGGGCATGGTCACTCCTTGCGGGTTGCTTGGAAAGCCCGCAGGATGCGCCTTGCCCATGCGCGTCCCGAGTCGCCGCCCCACAGTAGCCAGGCGATGCGACCCGCGGAGGGGTAGCCGGGAGCCCCACGCCGTGCGGCGGGAGCCTGTAGGTCAATCTCATGTCGGTCGAAGAATGCCACCATGCGCCGGATCGTCTCGACGGAGACCACGGAGCGGTTGGCCAGCTGCGTCGCGCGACGTGCCCCGATGGGCGTGCCGCCACGGTTGAACTTCTCGCGCAGTTCTAGGCCGCGCTTAGCCTCGCGTGCGACTGCCGGCGGCGCGCGGAACCCTGCGCGGGCGCCCTCCTCGAGGAAGCGGCGCAACACGTCCGGGTGCGTCGCCGCCAGGTAGCGGCGCTGGCGCTCACTGACGATCGGCACTCGCTTCTCCTGCGTCCATCTCGGACGTGGGCGCCATCTCTTCCTCGGAGGTCGGGGCGTCGCCCTCCTCCTCGACGTCGGCCTCTTCGGCAGCTTCGTGCTCGAGCTCGCGCGCCTTGTTCATCGCGTCGATCTCGGCGAGCATCGCCGCGGCGTCCTGTTCGGTGAGCGAGTCGTCAAACAGGCGCAGAGCTTCGACGCGGGTCATCAAACCTGCGTCCAAGAGCTCCAGCGCGTGCTTCCTGCGTGCGTCGAGCTCTGAGCCGGACAACGGAATGGAGCGGTACTGCACCGAGTACCCGCCTTCCGGGTACTTCGTGTTCGTCACGCGATTCAACAGGATCGCCGCCGTCATGACGAGTTGCTCGTCCGATGCGCGGAAGGACTGCGCGTAGGACCTCTGCGCGTCGCGCTTGGACTCATTGCTTAGGGCGATGGCGTACCCGCTGCGCGCCGTACCACCCATCCGCTGAATGTCGGCGGGGGAGACGCCCGCGTCCTGCGCGAGGCGGTTCGCGCACGCCGCGATGGTCTGCTCGAGGGCGGTCACGTCCGCGCCGGCCTGCCACTGCCCGATCACGGGTTGCTGCTCGTCCACCGCCCGCAGCATGAGCACGGTAGCGGGGTCGCTCACGACCTCGCGGCGTGCCGAGGCGACGTCGCCCTGGATGGTCCCGCCCTGCGGCTCGGCACCGACGATGTACCTCTGAGGCCAGGACGAGTCCTTGATGGCGTGGAAGAGCATCGAGTAGGTAACGGCGATGTTGAGGCTACCCTCAACTACCTCGACGCCTTCCCACGCGTCCCACAAGCGATCTCCAATGCGCTCCGCATGGTACAGGACGTACGGCAGGATGGGGCGCCCGTCGTTGCGACGATACGGGTAGGCAGCGCCCGAGTAGCTACCGCCCAGGTAGACCGCGCTGAGATCCTCGCCGACTTTCCCGCCGTCGATGTAGGCGCGGACTTCGTAGATCGGGTTCTCCGGGTTGGAGATGTCGAGCACATCCCACGTCCATCGGGGCTCCCCCTTCTCGTCCAGGCGCTCGCGCAGCTCATGCACCGACACCGGGTAGTCGGGACGGTCGGCGAACGACCGCGCGATGGTCATGTCGGGCGCCACCGGACGGAACGTCAGGCGACCGTCGGCGCTGACGTGCACGCGCTGCCAATACTCACGGCATCCCACGACCAGCTGCTGGAAGCGGTTCATCGTCGCCCACAGACCCGACCGAGAGATCGTCTCCGCGAGAAACACGGCGTTGTTGATCGTCGGATGCGTCACGTCCGGAGGCATCACGTACAGGGCGCTAAGCGCGCGGGCGATCTGCCGGAAGATGTTCGAGGACATGTCCGGGTACCCCCAGGCAGCCTTGCGAACCGTGCCCAGATGGATCTGCAGGCGGTTGTGGAGGTCCTCTTCCCACGTGCCCTCGAGGAGACGACGACGCAGGCGGGTATGCTCGATGCGACGGACCTCGTAGGCGTCCGATGAAATGACGGGTACCTGCATCAGCCAATCCTCACGGCGTGGGGGACGTATAGCCGTCGCGTGACGAGCTCGATGGCACCATAACGCAGGCTATCGATGCCGTGCTTGTGCTCGTCGTCCGACCCGTCCCACATCTTCAGGTCCTCAATCAGCTGCTTGCAGCGCGGATGAACGATGAGATCGTGTCGCAGCATCGCGGAGTTCAGAATCCGAACGCCCTCGTAGATCGAGCCGGCGGGTTTCCATGCCGTGTGCACCCGGAAGCCGAGCGCGCCGATGGGGAGGCGCAGCTCGCGTTCAAAGCCCTGCATGAGCAAGGCATTCGACTTCTTCCCGCCCCAGCGCCGGCCTCCATGCTTACGGTCGCCTGTCCACCTGTCGACGGACTCGACGCGCATGTTGTTCCGTCGAAGCATGGCGAGGATGTCGCGTGCGTCCTGCTCGGGCGTCGTCGCGCCGTTGCTTATGCTCTGGTCGAGAACCCAGAAGCGCGGGTTGCCCTCGACGCCGCCGGCGCGAGACACGACGCAAAGGGTGGCGACCTGCGAGCCACCCTCGGACCCGTGATCGATTCCGATCCCGACCTGGCATTCGCCCTCCGGGAGGACGTCCGACACGTGGGCGATCGGGTCGAACCCCGAGAAGATACGCCCCTCGGAGAAGCCCGCGTCCCAGTCCCCGTGGATGCGCTGGCGCCGTTCCATCGGCAGGATCTGCGCCTCGAGGCGGTCAATGTCCTCCTGCGCCAGAAGGGGGCGCCCGCCGATGGGCGTGGTGTTCTCGACCGTGAGCGGGAAGTGGAGATCCTGCACGACCTTCTTCTCAACCAGCTCGCGTAGCCACCCGAGGGGCGCGCCGATGGGCGTGAGCGTGACCGCGATGCGCCCGCGGTTACGCATGACGCGCGGGACTAGCTCGGACCACACGGCTTGCGGCGGCGGTTCATCGACCAGCACGTAGTCGATAGTCGAGCCGGCGAGCGCGAGCGCGCCCTGATTGACCGTGCGGATGCGTAGGACGCTCCCGTTCAGGAACCGGACGATGGGCACCTTGCCGCGGAAGCCCTTCCCCGCCGTAAACTCCGTCTCCGGGTCGATGGCGTCCTTCGGCAGAAGATTCCAGAGCTTCTGCTGAATCGAGAGCGACTGCTCCCACGATACGACGACGACCCATGCCTCGATAGGGGCGGCGCGGACGAGCGTATAGGGGTGGCTCCCCAGGCAGCGGTAGATCGTGTCCACCAAACCCATCGTGGTCTTCCCGAGCTGGTTCCCTGACCGCGCCAGCTTGATCGGGGCGGTGCTACTCAGGAAGGCCAGCTGCGGGGGCGTCGGGTTGAAGTAGGC